CGCAAATCGGAGTTGAGTATAATTCAATATCAGGTAGATACGTCGACTTCAGTGATACATACACACTTATTAACGAGTGGCGTACACAAAGCAAAGACAGCAAGCAAGGCAGTGCAGAACCTTTGGACATGTACGGCCAGGAGGCTTGCAACGTTATTGAATACGAAGTAAAAGAGTTTTGTCAGAATGCTTATAAAAAGCTAATTGAATTAGGAGTATCAAAAGAACAAGCACGTACTATTCTACCTTTGAATCTTAACACAACTATGATTTGGACAGGATCACTATACGCATTCATCCGATTATGTAAACAACGTTTGAAGTCAGATGCACAACAAGAAACGCGTGAAATTGTTGCCGAAATGTTACTCCAATTAAAAGAAAATGGTAAATTTGCAGAGTCATTAAAGGTGTTTGATTTATGAAGTTAAGATGTATTAAAAAGTATTTTGCCAATGTAACCTATGGTAAAGTGTACGACGTTTTAAGGCAAAATAAAAGCTATACGTGGATAATAAACGACAAAGGACAGGAGCAACAATTTGACACAGTTGAATTATATTTTGAAGTAGTGACCGACAACACACCAAGCTATTACAACAATGATAACGGAAGCCTGTACTTATTTGCACACCAACACGGACTGAACGCATGGGAAAGTGATATTATCAAAAGAGTGGTAAGATGCAGAAAAAAAGGTAACTTTGTTCAAGACCTTGAAAAAACAAAATTTTTAATTGAGTTATATTTAAAAGAATGGAAAGAGAAATAATCAACTGGGCAAAGGCTCGTAACTTAGACAACCCCGACAATAAGTTTCAACAGCTTGCAAAGGTCATGGAGGAAGTTGGGGAACTATCTTCAGCAATCCTAAAAAAAGATATAACCGAAACAATAGATGCGCTTGGCGATACTTACATCACCTTAGTAATATTGGCTAATCAAATGGGCTACTCATTAGAAGACTGTGCAAAGCGGGCGTTTAAAGTTATTGAATACCGAAAAGGAAAAACTTTGGACGGAACGTTTATTAAAGACTAAATTAATACCCTTACATTGTAGGGGTTTTTTCGTTATGAATCTAACAGAAATAGCACAGCACCACGACGAATGGGTGCGTATCGTAAAACGGTTCGGAGCAAAGACCGAAGCCGAAGATATTGTACAAGATATGTACATTCGTTTTCATAAATACGGGAAAGGGCAAGTGATAACAAAATCATTCATTTGGATAATGCTACGCAACATATTTTTTGACTACTGCAAGCGAGAAATTTCAATGGTAGACATTGACCTTATGGTAGACCTATCAGAAGATGAAAACAACAAAACGCATGAAATAGAGTTATACTATCAAAGCGTTGAAGAACAAATAAAAACATGGGAATGGTTCGACCAACAACTATTCTTATTATATTTGCGAAGCGGTAAAAGTATGCGTGAACTTGAAAAGGAAACAAAGATATCTTTGACCTCGATTTTTCACACGATTAAAAAATGTAAAAGAAAACTAAAAATATGGCAAAAAGAGTATCAAAAGGATTTGGCGATACAGTAGCTAAATTTACAGAGGCAACAGGAATTGACAAGCTTGTTCATTTTATTGCGGGTGAAGACTGTAACTGCGAAGCAAGAAAGGAAAAGCTAAACAAACTATTCCCTTATAGAACTCCTGAATGCTTGACAGAAGTAGAGCACGAACAGCTTACTTACTTACTTCCTAAAATGACGGTAAGAGTAAAACCTTCAGAGCAACTACAATTCCTAAAGGTTTATAATAGAGTGTTTAAAACCAACGAGCAACCAACTTCATGTGCGTCTTGTTTGAACGATATGCTTCGTAAAATCAAACAAGTATATAATGCTTATGAAAATGAAGGAGCGTTTTTAGGGTAATTGAATAAACAATACAAAATCAATGGCTGGAACAGGAGGAGCAAGACCAGGAGCTGGACGTAAACCAAAAGACGAAGAGAATAGAATCAGAGATTTAATGATGCCTTATTCATTAGACGCTATTCAATGTTTAGCTAATATCGTAGTTAGTGATAAGTCAAAAGATGCTGATAAAATTAGTGCATCAAAGATTATCATTGAATACTCTTATGGTAAACCAAAAGAAAGAATTGAATCTGATGTTAATGTTACAGGAATGAATTTAAAAGACATTATAAGTTTTGGTAATACTGAATCCGAAATATAAAGCATTCGGTAATGATAGCAGATATTTCATTGTTACAGGTGGTCGGGGTAGTGGTAAGTCATATTCTATTAATTTACTACTACTACTACTCACATACGAAACCAACCATGTTATCTTATTTACAAGGTACACTCTTACTTCTGCTCACGTCTCTATTATACCTGAATTTATTGATAAGATTGATATATTAGATAAACACTCAGACTTTCATATTACCAAGGATGAAATCATTAATTTAAGGACAGGTAGTAAGATATTATTCAAAGGAATCAAAACAAGTTCAGGAACACAAACAGCTAATCTTAAATCATTGGCTGGAGTCACTACATGGGTGTTAGATGAAGCTGAGGAGTTGACTGATGAAGACACGTTTGATAAGATTGACTATTCAATAAGACATAAAGAAAAACAAAATAGGGTAATACTTATTCTTAACCCTGCAACAAAAGAGCATTTCATATATCAGAAATTCTTTGAGAGTAGAGGAGTTGAAGCTGGAGTCAATACAATTAAAGGCGATACAACGTATATTCACACAACCTACCGGGATAACATATCAAACTTATCTGAAAGTTTCTTAAATCAAATAAAAACGATAAAAGAACGCCGTCCAGATAAGTATAAACATACTATTCTTGGTGGATGGTTGGATAAAGCAGAAGGAGTTATCTTTACCAATTGGAGGATTGGAGCATTCAACAACGATAATGGGTCGGTGTTTGGTCAGGATTACGGATTCAGTACAGACCCATCTACATTAGTTGAAACGTCGATTGATAAAACTAACAAGATAATTTATGTTAGACTGCATATTTATCAAACAGGATTGACAACGTCACAATTAGCACAACTAAACAGACAATTTGCAGGACGTGATTTAATCGTTGCAGACAATGCAGAGCCACGTTTGATTAATGAACTAAAGGCACAAGGTTTAAATATTGTGCCAACAATCAAGGGAGCAGATTCGGTAAAATATGGGATAAGTTTATTACAAGACTACGACCTTATTATTGACGAAAATTCCGTAGATTTGATAAAAGAATTAAATAACTATTGCTGGTTAGAAAAGAAGTCCGAAACTCCGATTGATAAGTTCAATCATGGATTAGATGCACTTCGCTATGCAGTTAGTTATCAGTTAGCTAACCCAAATAAAGGAAAATATGGAATCAGGTAAATCACTAAGACAAATGATCAACGAAAGCGCGGTAAAGGTAGCCGATGCTTACAAAGATGAATATGGAGACAATTGGAAGTTCCAATGCGTTGAGTCAATCGATAACGAAGTAGCGAAAGCGGAAGCTACTTTGAAGTATTGGAAAGGTGTTAAATCGAAAGTAATGCAAGTGAGATAATGAGAGATTATGCAGCGTATGTAATTACAATTTTATTTATTATTAGTTTTAGTATTAATTTATGGTTTTTGCTACTAACCCCTGTATTTGTAATATTATTAATTTTATTATTAAAAAAAAATGCAAGTAAAAATAACATTTAAACATTACGGTGCTTATTGTGGTGATGGGTGTTGCAGTGGAGATTTTACAAAAACATCCGTAAACGGTGAAGAACTTGATTTTGGAAATACAGACACCGATACAATAGTTCAAGGCATACTTGAAAAGTTAGGTTACGAAGTTGAAATAGAAAATATTTATGAAGATTGAAATTGAAATACCTTCCAACCTATCCGAGATTAGTTTAGATAGGTATCAAAAGTACATGCTAACACTTAACAACTCGGACGATAAAGAGTTTGTATTCCAAAAAATGATTGAAATCTTTTGCGGTCTTGAATTGAAAGAAGTTGTTAAAATGAAAGCGTCAACCGTTATTGAATTGGTGCAACACTTCAATAAAATATTCAATGAAAAGACAGCATTCAAACATAGATTCAAATTAAACAATGTAGAGTTTGGTTTCATTCCTGACCTTGAAGAAATATCATGGGGAGAGTACATAGATATTGAAGCTAACATAGGAGACTTTCAAAACATACACAAAGCTTTAGCAGTAATGTATAGACCGATTGTAAAGGACGTTAAAGGTAAATATGAAATAGAACCTTACCGTGGCGATTTAAGTTACTCAGAGGTATTAAGATATGCGCCATTAGACGTTGTGCTGCCCGCCTCGGTTTTTTTTTGGACTTTAGGAATCGCATTAATAAACAGTACGCTGTCCTCTTTGGAGAAAATGAAGAACAAAACCCGTATAGCGAAAATGTTCAATTCTCAAAGCAGTGGGGATGGTATAGCTCAATCTATCACGTTGCTCAGGGAGACATTAGAAGATTTGACGAAGTTACAGCGCTGGGACTTCATCAGTGCTTAACTTTTTTAACCTTCGAACAACAAAAAAGTAGAATTGAAGTTAATCAATTAAAGAAGTCACATGAAAAACTACTATAACCTATCTACTTTATTACACGATAGTATACTTGCTGACCCTTTAGTGAATAGAGTTACTAAGGGAAGCCTTGATAAAATTACAAATGCTAAACAGGATATGTACCCGTTGTGTCACATAATATTCAATGATGTAGCATTCAGAGGTAATACAACGGTGTATAACATATCTTTAGTTATGATGTCGATAGTTGATATTAGTAAAGATGATGTAACGGATATATTCAAGGGTAATGACAACGAGGATGACGTATTAAATACTACGTTAAGCATATTGAACAGGATATTTGAGAGGGTAAGAAGGGGCGATATTAATGATGCTGGCTATGAAGTTTTGGACGATACAGCAAGTTGTGAGCCATTTGTTGACCGATTTACAGATGCGGTTGCTGGCTGGACTATGACATTTGACATATTAGCACCTAACGAAATGACAATATGTTAGCAGATTTAAGGGAGTCGGGGCTACAGGAGGCGTTGGATAGCTTTAAGGCTTCCGTAATTAAACAAGCACGTACTAATTTAACGAAGGGACGTGCGCCTTTTGGCTCGCATAACAACACACGAAAGTTATACAACTCTTTAAAAGGTCAAGCAAAGGTATACGCTAAAGGTTACTACCTAAACTTCCAAATGGAGGAATACGGAAACTACCAAGACAAAGGGGTAAGGGGTAAGAAGTCAAGTGCGAAAGCACCTAACTCGCCGTATAAGTTTGGAAGTGGTAAAGGTAAGAAAGGAGGATTAACGGAGGGAATACAAAGATGGGTTAAGGCACGCAAGTTTCAATTCAAAGATAAGCAAGGCAAATTCATGAGTTACGATTCTACAGCGTGGATTATAACAAAGTCTATTTATGCTAAAGGGTTACGTCCTACTTTGTTTTTCACAAAGCCTTTTGAAGCAGCTTACAAACGTTTACCACAAGAATTAGTCAACGACTTGAAAATAGATTTAGAAAAGATTTTTAACTACTCAATTAAACAACCAAAATGATTAGAGCAAGGTCACCATATATTATTAGCATTAACGAAACAGACCAAGTCAGTACACGAATAGAGTTATTTATTAGTGCAACAACGTTCAGCGCTACACCACAATATAACTTAAGTAAGGCTATTCCTGCTTCAAACGCACCGACAACTTATTACGATATTGCACCATATATTCGTGAATACTTTGACCACAATTACTACTCAAATATCACATCTTTAACGTCTACATACCTTAGTGTTCAAACCTTAAATGTAAGAGTAAAGAGATACAAGACCGTAGGAGCTACTGAGTCATTGATTGACACAATAGATGAAATCGCAACGGATGGTTATTCAGAATTTGCAGATGGCACTAACTATAATGGTGGCGATTACTTATTGGATGAAAAAACATACTACTATCATAGTGGGTCAAATCCTGGTTTTATATTAGCTCGTGTTCAAACAGGCGATAAGGTAAGATGGACAGACCCTGAAGGTGTTACTTATTTAAGCTCTTCACTTACTCAAGGTTTCTATTATTTCCCTCGTGCGTATAATAGTAGATTTACAGAAATATGGTTGACACAAATAATTGATTCGGGTAGTTCAGTTCAAGCTGAATGGACATTCAAGCCTGTTGAAGAATGTTTGTATACGCCCGTAAAGGTTGACTTCATAAATAAACATGGAGCCTTTCAAAGGGAGTTTTTCTTCAAAGCTTCGAACGATAATATCGAAGTGACAAATAAAGATTACAACTTAATGCAGCCGTATGATTATAGCTTGACGGGTGGTCAACGCACGACGTACAATCAAAACGGTACGCAAAGTATTAAGGTCAATAGTGGATGGGTAGAGGAAGATTTTAAAGACAACTTAAAACAATTGATGCTTAGCGAGAAAGTGTTAGTTGATGAGAAGCCTGCAATACTTAAAACTAAGTCGATTGAACTAAACAAGTCGATTAATACTAAGCAAATCAATTATAGCTTAGAGTTTGAATTTGCGTATGATTTAATTAATAGCGTTGTATAATGAGAAAGGTAGATATTTACATTGAGGTAACGACTGATAATTACGAGAAGTTAGAGTTGTTCAACGATGAGGAGATACAAATAAATAGTTCAATTCAAAACGTTCAAGATTTAGCAAAAGTTTACACGGATTTTACTCAGTCGTTTACTATTCCCGCATCTCCACATAATAATAGATTGTTTAATCATTTTTATCAAACTGATGTAGATGTAGATGCGGAAAACAACCCAAACATAAGAAGAAACGCATTTATCGAAATAGGCACTATTCCATTTCGTAGTGGTAAAATATCAATTGAGAGTTCAAACGTTGTTAAAGGTAGAGTTGAAAGCTATTCAATAACGTTTTACGGCGATTTAACAAGCTTAAAGGATAAGTTTGGAGATGATACTTTAAAGGATTTAGATTTGAGTAGTTATGGTATGACTTACAATGGAAGTGCAGTAAGGACAGAGCTTACAACAAACAATGTTTTTTCTCATATTAGATTTCCTTTAATTTCATCTAATAGGCTATGGAGTTATGGAGATGGTTCAAATACGGATATTAGTAATAGCAGTTACCCTATTGTTTATAACGAATTATTTCCATCGTTGCGTGTAAAAAAGATATTTGAGACAATACAAACAAAATATAACGTATCATTTAACTCAAATTTTTTCAATCAAAAATTATTTACTGAGTTATTTTTATTGCTTAAAAATAGAAAATCATTTAGGGAAGTATTTTCTGTTGAATTAGATTTTATTACCGGCACTATGGCAAGCAATACTGCTACTTATAGTTTAGCAAATAACACAATGGTAAAAGTTGCTGGTCAATTCACGATTAAGATAACTCATTCAACTGTTCAGCAGTGTTTTTTAGATGTTTACTTAGACGGAAAACTTGTAAATACATTTACATTATATACAGCAATAGGTACGAGTGGCGTTCCTTATCAGTTTCCATTATCAAATAGTACAGGGAACTACACATTTAGATTACGTTCAAATTCACAGCTAACAAGTGCGTCACCTTTAATTGTAGTTTTAGGAGGTGGTAGTATTTCAACAAATACATATATCACATGTGCAAATGTTACAACTACAAATTATTTAAATCCAACTGACCATGTGCCTGACATTAAGATAGCTGATTTTTTAAGTGGTATATTTAAAATGTTTAATCTAACATGTTACGCTACATCGGTAGACAACTTCCAGGTAGAGCCATTGGATGATTGGTATTCAAAGGGGGCAGTTGTAGATATTACCAAGTATGTAGACACGGATGAAATAATTATTGAACGCCACAAACTTTATAAAGAGATTTCGTTTAATTATGAGAAGTCAGAAAGTTTTATAAATAAAGAATATGATTCAAGATTTTCACGTGAATTTGGAAGTGTAAAAGAATCATTCCCTAACTATGACGGTGAAGAATATAAAATTGACGTTCCGTTTGAAAATATATCATTTACAAAAGAAGATGCAACAAATACTTCAGAACCTCCAAGAGCGTTCTTATTAGATAGTGTAAATTCTGTTGATAGTTATGACAACAAACCGATATTACTTTATTACAATGAAAATTCTGTTGCAACTTCTTTTTATTTTAATACAGGTGTTTCAACTGCAATAGTAAACACATACAAACCGTTAACTAATCAATTAACATACAACAATGCTTTATATTCAAATCACTTTTCAGTAGAAGGTAGTGCTTTTGATAGTACGTCAATAAACAATTCATTGTATTTAAATTATTACGATGGATATTTACAAAACCTATACAACCCTAAAAACAGACTAACAAACGTTAAGGCACTATTCCCTATTTCATTGCTTACAAGTTTAAAGCTAAACGATAGGTTAATAATTAGAGACAAACGTTATATTATTAACGAGATGAAAGTAAACCTAACAACGGGAGACGTGGATTTAGCATTGATAAATGATTTTAGACAAATTGCAAACGTTAATGTTCCTGTTCAAAGTGCAGCTGCAACAGTAGTTGAAGTTCCAGTTTTCATTCAAAATGGCGTTTCGCAATTTGAGTTTTGTGTTGAAGATATATGCACAACATATTACTCAAGCCAATTATTAAATGTCACATTGTTGGAAAATACAACAGGACTACCAAAAGATACAAGACTAACAAGAGACGGAGAATCTTATTTAACAATTTACCAAGATGCTTAATACAATTATACAACTATTGAAGTCTAATGACTTCTACGGGCAAAGCGAAATAATAGATATCGCTAAGGGCAAATATAAACTTACAAATTCCGTGCGTGAAAGCTACAAACAAGCTAAAAGAGAGTTATTATTAAAACAAGCTGAAAGATGGCAGAAAAGAAAATAATTGAATTAGAGGTTAAGAATAATTTAGGTTCGCTAAAATCACAGCTTAGAGAGGCACAGGCGGAAGTAGCTAAGTTATCGGAGCAGTTTGGTGTGACTTCTAAAGAGGCAGCCAATGCAGCGAAAAGAGCAGCTGAACTAAAAGACCAAATCGAAGATGCGAAAGCATTAACGGATGCGTTTAATCCTGACGCAAAGTTCAAAGCGTTATCTTCATCTTTGGGAGGTGTTGCGAGTGGATTTGCTGCTTATCAAGGCGCTTTGGGATTGGTAGGTGTTGAAAGTAAAGCAGTAGAAGAACAACTATTGAAGGTTCAAAGTGCTATGGCTTTAGCTGAAGGATTACAATCTTTAGGAGGCTTAAAAGATTCAATGATAGCTTTAGCGTCTGTTGTAAAGAATCAAGTTGTTACAGCATTTGCAACGTTAAAAGGAGCATTAATGGCTACTGGTATTGGTTTAGTTATTGCTGCTATTGGTACGGCTATTTATTTAATGGATAAGTACAACGACGAAATAGAGGACAATATACAAAAGCAAAAAAGATTAAATGAAGAGAATAAAAAATATGCTGAACAATTAGGTCAAGTTGCTGAGGCAAGACAAAAGGAACGCAACGCAGCAAAAGGTGGTTTAAACGATAAAGAAAGAGAGTTACAACTACTAAGGGCAAGAGGGGCAAGCGAGCAAGATATTTACAAAAAAGAAAAGGAAATAGTAAATAAAAGAATATTTGACCAAAATGTTTTGTTAAATACCTTTATTGGAAACAATGCTGCTGAAAGGCAAAAAAGATTAGAAGCTCAAGAGAATTTAAAAAATTTATATGCTGAATCTAAATCTTTGGACGCTTCTTATAACAAAACTCTTTCAGATGCACAAAAAGAAAGATTAAAAGAACAGCAAGAAACTAACAAAGAATTACTAAAAGCACAAATTGAGTTACAAAATGAAGTTAGTAGAATAAACGCTCAAGCACGCAATCAAGCATTAACAGAATTAGAGCAAGCGAATACTGAAGCAAATGATAGGAGGTTAAGCATACAACAAAAAGAAGTGCAAGACGTTAACGACAAGTATTTTCGATTGATTGAATTAGCTAAGCAATATAATGAAGACACTAAATCATTAGAGCAGGCACAACTTGAAGAACTTGATTTGATAAGGTCAAAGTATAACCTAAAACAAATAGAGGATAAAAACAATTTAATTTTAGAAATTGAAACGGTTGAAAACGCTTATTTTGATTCATTAAAAACAAGACAGGACTTAGAAGTTCAAGCGGTATCTGACAAGTATTTTAGATTGATTGAGCTTGCAAAACAAAACGGAGAGGACACTAAAATTTTAGAGCAAGCACAAGCGCAAGAAATAACAAAAATAAAATTAGACGCCGAAAAAGAATTGAACACAAAGAAAGTTCAAATGACACAACAAGCATTTAGCGTTATTCAAGGTGTTGCAGATTTATTCGCTCAAGGTAATGAAGAAGACCAAAAGAAAGCCTTCCAATTAAACAAAGCTGTTAACATTGGTCAGGCAATTATGAATACTGCTCAAGGTGTGACAGCTGCGTTAAGTGGAGGTGGAAACCTTGGTAAAGTTGCAACTGGTTTGAACTTTGTTGAGGCTGGGTTAATCGGTACTATTGGAGCTTTAAACATCGCTAAAATAGCAAACACACAATTCCAAGGTGGAGGCAATAATGGAGGAGGCAACACGCCAACGGCAACAGCGCCACGTACACCAAGCTTTGATATTATCCAAGCGCAGCCACAAATGCAATTAGGAGCGTTGCAACAACAACCAGTTAAAGCGTATGTAGTAAGTGGTGAAGTGTCAACAGCGCAAGCATTAGATAGGAATAGGGTAAGAAATGCAACATTTTAATCAATTCTAAGTTATAAAGATATGCAGAACATAGAGCTAACAATTAAGGACGACGAACAAGGGGTTTTCGCAATTTCATTAGTCGACAGACCTGCCATAGAAGAAACGTTTATTTTCTTGAGTGAAATAAGCGTAGAGCTAAAAGTTACCAACGATGAAAAACGTGAAGTAGTTGGACTTGCTTTGGTGCCTAACAAACAGATATACAGACGTATACAAGACAAAGAATTTACGATTTCGTTTAGTGAGGAAACAATCGCAAAGGTTCAAGAACTTTACCTAAAAAAGAATTACAATAACAACGTAACGGTTGACCACGAGCATAGTGTTGAAGGGGTTAGCTTAATCGAAAGTTGGATAGTTGAAGATGAGAAATTTGATAAGTCTAACTTGTACAATCTAAATGCGGTTAAGGGTTCATGGGTTGTTAAAATGAAAGTTTACAATGAAGAAGTTTGGCAACAAATCAAAGACGGTAAATTCAAGGGGTTTAGTATCGAAGGGAAGTTTGACGGCTTAGACCAATTACAAGCTGAAAGTCATGAGGACATCGTAAACGAAATAAAGGAACTTTTAAAATCAATATAAAATGGGAGTAACAATAATTGACAACACGCAAACTATTAACAACGCTACTTGGAGAGTACAAGCTGACGTTATCACAGATGAAAGCGGAATAGTAAAAGAAAACGGAACTATTCATTATATCGATGGTAAGTTAAAATACCATGCAGATGGTGTTATTAAAGAACTTGGTATAGGTCAAGATTTTGGTATAGTAGTTTTAAAGGCAGTATCAAGTTTAGACACAGGATATACAGGAGCAATTGGCGATAGATTGTTGGATTTGAATAGTGGTGTTGCTGAATGGGATGGGGAGTTTTGGTATTATGTATTATCCAATTTCACTGTTGAAACAGGAACGCTTGTAACATCTACTAATAATCAAAAGACCTATAAATGGGATGGGGATTCATGGGAGATATATACTGAACAAACAATTCTTGATTTAAGTTTATCACGTAAAACTGATTCTTACACATTAGTAGCTGCTGATAATGGACAAGTTGTTGAAATGAACAAAGCAACTGCTAACACTTTGACTGTACCTTCAGGAGTATTTACGGCGGGTCAACAAGTATTGGTAACGCAATATGGAGCAGGACAAACAACTATTGCTGGTTCGGGTGTAACGTTACGTTCAGACGGAGGTAAATTGAAAATCAATAGCCAATATTCAAGTGCTACGATTCTGTTTATCTCCGCAACGGAGGCTTATGTATTCGGTAATTTAGCATTATAATGAGCTTAATACCTTCGTTTATAAGGTTTAAAGAAGTCACTACCGCATTGGATAGTGACTCTTTATTTTTACAACCTATCGATTCAGACATACCTAAAAAAGTATCGTTGTCAAATTTTACGACCTATTTAGGAGATGAAGATAATGGTATTCTATTTGGTGGCACGAGTACAGATGAAGATGTTTACAAGATTACCGGAGGTGTAGGCACGAGTATTAATTCAGACATATACAATTTATGAGCGATATAACAAAACGAATAATAATAAAAAAGGGAGCGGGTGCGCCTACTATACCATCGAGTTCAGACCATAGGGATGGCACGTGGTTATCAACGGATATTTATGAAGGGGAACTATACCTTGATACGGTTGCGGGGCTTAATTATACACGTTACGGAAGTACAATAGTTGAGTTGTTCCCAACATCTACGGGGTTAGCTGGTAACGAGTTTGTGTTTGTGTTTTCAATATTAGATTTGCCAACAGCAGTTAGTAGTGTAATAACATTAGCGGATAACATCACATACTTTATTACTAAAACAATTGATTTAGCAGGCGCACGTTTAGTAGGAGGTGTGAATAGTGTAATTATCGGAGGGTCATCCGAGAATTGTATTTTAAAATCAACAGGATTAAGTAGTTCGACTGCATTAATTACGTCTGTTTATTCTTTGCCTATTCGTAATATAACTATCACACACGGCACTGCTTTAAATCTTGATGGTGATGGCACAACAACTGCATTGGATTGGTTCGGTGTAAACTTTACAGATTGCGCAACGGTGGGAACAATTAAAGACTATACAAACTTTGTGATGAGTGATAGTGCATTCTTGAATAGTGGCAACTTAACTTTTGACGGTACTATTGGAACAATTGGAGTTAGTAACTCATTGTTTGATTGCACAACGGGGTCAACGGCTTTAATATTGCCAAGCACATTAACGGTAAGTAGAAGATTTAGAGTAATCTATTCGTCCTTTATTGCTTTATCGGGTGAAACTGCTATAAGTGTAGATGCGAGTGCAACAATTTCAAGTGAACGTTACATTTTAGACACGGTAAACTTTAGCGGTGGTGGAACTTATATAGCTGGTGTAACTCACACGGATAATAAGGCTTTATTCGTTAATTGCGTAGGTATCACCAACACGTCAACGAAGGGTTTCATGTATATGCTTAACAACACTACAGACACATCAATCGGGGTGGCAAATGCTAACGTATGGGTCAAGGCAACAGGAACTACAACGAGCGGAACAAACTCAAAGTTTACACATACAACAAATAGATTAACATACAACGGAGCGTTTACAAACTCTTTTTTAGTTACGTTAAATGCAACAGTTAGAAGTGCTGGAACTAGTCAAAGTATATCTATTGGAGTTGCTAAAAACGGCACTATAATAACCGAAAGCGAAGGCATTGTTAGGACGGCAACGGCAAACGTTGAGCATGGAGGAAGTACACAAGCAGTTCTTGAATTAGTTGCGAATGACTACGTTGAATTGTACGTGCGTAACACTTCGTCAACAGATATAAGGGTTACAGACTTCAATTTCAATGTAGTTAAAATACCCGTGTAATTTACAACAAATAACCATTTAATTAGTTAATAAAATATGAATGAAGTCAAGTACATTTTAGAGCAAATCAGAAAGACGAAAACAATAGTGCTAATCATAATCCTACTTGCCTTCATTCTTTTTTATTACAAGTCATTGGTCACTGAAGTAGTTATTACAAAAGTTAAGCGTGACGAGGTAAAGGCGGATATTAACAACAATGTTTTGATTCAGCAAATGCTTAACGAATTGATGCTAAAATATAATGCTGACAGGGCTTATGTATTTCAGTTTTCTAACAATGTAATGTACTACGATGGAACGCACAGAAATCATACGTCTATGAGCTTTGAAGTGTGTGGAAATGGTGTTAGCTATGAATCAAGAAACTTACAGAAGTTACCTGTTAGCCTATTCCCTTTATTCTTACAGGAGGTTATGTTAGATAAATGCAAGTACACCGACATTAACAAGCTACAAGAAACATCCACAAGGTTAGCATTAAAGAAACAAGGTATTAAATCGCTTTGTGTTGCGCCTTATTTTAAAGACGGTTACTTCGTTGCTTACATTGGTATTGACTACGTTAAAGAACACAATAAATTAGATTTTGACTATAAGGATTTTAAACAGAAAACTAACGAAATAGGGAGTGTATTATGCGAATGAGAAAAGGAGGTAAAAAAGGTTGCCAATGCAAAGATGGCACGTACAGCAAAGAATGTTGCGACGGTCAATCACAAGGGATTGGAAGCACTGAGCAGCAAGTGGTAAGTAATGTAAACCACACGGTAGAAGTTAGACAAATTACAACAGAAAGAGGTTAATTAAGTTATTAAAGAAAAACGTTATGAATAAAGAAATAAAAGATGCGTTGAAGACTATCAAGACATTCCTGGGAATGGAAGTGAAGTTGGAGCAAATGAAATTAGTTGACGGAAACACGGTGATTGAAGCGGATTCATTCGAGCCTGGTGCAAGTGTTATGATTTTAGTACCTGAGGGTGATCCTGTTCCATTGGAAGTTGGTAAATACGAACTTGAAGATGGTCGCTTGTTAGTGATTGAAGAGGTTGGTGTGATAGCTGCTATTGAAGAGATGCCAAAAGAAGAGGCAGAAGAGGAAGAGATGCCAGTTGAGGCTGATGTGACTCCAGAGGTAGAGGTGAAGCAACCTAAAAAAGTTGTAACAATCACTGAACAACACTTTGCAGAAATGGAGGCAAAGATTGCAGAACTTGAAACAAAGTTAGCAGCAATGACTCCTGAGGTAATTGAAGAACAACCAACGGATATTGTTGAATTTAGCGCTGAGCCAAAACCAATCCAATTCAATCCTGAGAACGTACAACCAATGGAGAGAATAGATTTAGCAATTAACACGCCTAAATCATTAAGAGATAGAATTTTAGAAGAAGTATATAACAACAAATAAACAAATAAAAAATGGCTACAACAGTTAACATTTCAACTTCATATGCTGGACAGGATTCCAAATTATGGGTAAAAGCTGCGTTATTAAGCGGCAACACATTAGCAAATGGAGGGATGACAATCATTCCAAACATTAACTATAAAACAACGATGCACAAATTAAGCACGGATGCTTTATTGAAAAATGCAACGTGTGATTTTACAGCACTTTCTGAAGTAACACTTTCTGAAAGAAACTTGACATTGGAGAATTTCCAAGTTAACCTACAATTGTGTAAAAAAGATTTTGAAGCTACATGGGAGGCTGAAGAGATGGGAGTTTCTGCACACAAAGTATTGGCTAAATCATTCGTTGATTACTTATTAGCTTATATTACTGAGAAAGTTGCTGAAGCGGTTGAGGTTTCTATTTGGAGAGGTGCAACGGCTACTGCTGGGCAAATTGATGGTATTGCTACATTGTTAGCTGCTGACGCTGCGTTACCAACTGCTAACGAGGTTGCGGGTTCTTCTGCTATTTCTGCTGCGTCTACTGTAATCGCTGAATTAGGAAAAATTGTTGACGCTATTCCTGCTGCGTTATACGGTTCGCCTGACTTGAAAATTTACATTCCTCAAGGTGTTGCACGTGCTTATGTTAGAGCATTGGGTGGATTTAGTGTTGCTGCTACATCAAACAATGGTGTTGAGGCTAAAGGTACACAATGGTATAACGGTCAAGGGTTAACTTTCGAGGGGATTCCATTATTCGTTGCTAACGGTATGGCTGCTAACACTGCAATCGCTGCTGAGACATCTAACTTGTTCTTCGGTTGCGGTTTATTAAATGACCAAAACGAAGTTAAGGTAATAGATATGAGTCCATTAGACGGTTCACAAAATGTACGTTTTGTATTACGTGCAGGAATGGCTGTGAATTACCATTCAGTTTCGGATATCGTTACTTATAACATACCGAACTCAGCTAATTAATTAATTAATTAATAACCAATTAAAGGGAGGGTATATTCCCTCCTTTTTTTTTAAACTTTAAATTATGGCTTGCAATTTAACAATAGGACGCGCGGAGGCGTGCAAAGAGGCAATCGGAGGACTGAAAGCCGTATACTTTATTAATTTTCAGATAGTTCCGTCGGATGTGACTTTCTCGAATGACTTAATCACAGCGGTGACTAACGTGGACAACTTGTATAAATATGAGTTGAAATCAAACGAAAACGTATTTGACCAAGAAATCGTATCAAGTCGTGAAGCTGGGACAACTTTTTTCAGACAAACGTTAACAATTAAGTTGAAAAAACAGGATGCTACTACGCACAAAGAAATTAAACTTTTGGCCTATAGTCGACCTCACGTCCTAATTGAAAATAACAACGGTCAATTTTTCTTAATGGGATTGTTTAGGGGTGCAGATTTAACGGCGGGAAGTATCAATTCTGGCGGGGCGCTTTCAGATTTTTCAGGTTACAGCTTGACTTTTACCGCTGAAGAGGCTTTACCAGCACCATTCACGGATATTACAAGTTCAGCTACTATTGTTTCTGATTGTTTCACTGGCGCTACAATTGTAACTGCTTAACCATGGCATGCTTAATAACTTCGGGTCGTATAGAGCCGTGTAAGGATAGCCTTGGAGGGCTTAAAAACGTTTACTTTATAAATGAGGATTTAACATCTGCTAATATTTATAGAGAAAACCCAGGAGATGGTAATGTGTTCATTCTTGACACTGATTTTAACGAGTCGATTGATTACGTTAATTTTGTTCAATACATGTACAAGTTTGAACTGAAATCTAATGAAAATGTTTATGATCAAGAGATAGTGACAAGCCGTGAAAACGGAACTACTTTCTTTCGTCAAACATTGACTATTAAACTAAAAAAACAGGACATTGCTACGCACAACGCTGTAAAAACTTTAGCGTATGCAAAACCGAGGATTTTAGTTGAGAACAACGAAGGGCAATTTTTCTTAGTTGGACTACTTAGAGGTTGTGATTTAACGACTGGAAGCATTAATAATGGGGGGGCTTTGAGTGATTTCTCAGGTTATTCCTTGACCTTCCAAGCGGAAGAGCTATTACCGTCACAATTCGTGCCTTTGGGTACTAATGCGTTTTACTACGATTTAGATTTACCGCCTAACGACGTGAAAACAATAATTGTAACAAGTTAATTTACGGAGGGGTTTAATAGCCCCTCTTTTTTTTTGCAACAAAAACACTAATTTTAAGTTATACTATTATATGATAGTACTAACTACTTCTACAAACGCACAAACGGTGTATTTTATCCCACGTGAAGGCACTGGGGATTCAGATAAGATATTTCTTACCGACGAACAAACAAACGTAACTACAACGATTAATATTACTACCTACGCAACGGGTGACTATTACCATACGGCTATTGCTACATTTGGATTGATTGAAGGACATACGTATATTTGCAAGATAGGAAAAACGAATGATATACGCTTTTACGGGTGTGTATTTTGCACTGACAATCCAAGCTCTAATTTCACACAAACGGTAACAACAAACGAATTTATTATATATGAATAACATTATACAACTATCTTCATACACTGCGCCTGTCATTGTTGAGAATAACAAGAACGAGTGGGTTGAATATGGAGAGGATAATAACTACTACCAATTCTTAATTGACAGATACAACAATTCTGCGACTAATAACGCCGTGATTAATAACATTTGTCGATTAATATTTGGTCAAGGCTTAACAGCTACGGATAGCGCAATGAAGCCAAACGAGTGGGCGCAATTACTATCTATTCTTAAGGAAGATGATTTAAGACGTATAATCTTTGATTTGTACGCATTAGGGCAGTGTGCCTTACAGATACATTATGACAAAGGACATAAGGCTATTACAAGGGCTTTTCACACGCCTATTCAGTTGTTAAGACCTGAGAAGTGTAACCAAGATGGAGATATAGTAGGATATTTCTATTCTGACAATTGGACTGACCCAAAGAAGTATGTGCCTAAAAGATTTGATGCTTTCGGAACGTCTAAAAAAGAAGTTGAGATTTTATATTTAGCGCCTTATAGTGCGGGTATGAAATATTTTTCAAACGTAGATTACCAGGGGGGAATTGATTACGCATATCTTGAAGAAAAAATAGCTGAATACCTTATAAATGAGGTTGAAAATTCCTTCGCCCCCACGACGATTGTGAACTTTAACAATGGGATTCCAACCGACGATATGAAAGATGAAATTTCAGCTCAAGTAATCGGTAAATTAACGGGTTCAAAAGGTAAGAAAGTTGTAATATCATTTAACGAAAATGAGGCTACAAAAACAACGGTTGACACTATACCATTACAAGATGCGCCAGACCATTACCAATATTTGTCAGATGAATCTACCTTTAAAATATTACGCTCTCACAACGTTACTACTCCTTTATTGTTTGGGGTATCGGTTGCCACAGGATTTAGCTCAAATGCTGATGAAATGAAAACGGGAGCTTTGTTGTTTGAAAACATGGTTATTAAACCGAAGCAACAAATGATAGTAGAAATGATTAAAAAAATACTTTCGTTTAATGGTGTTTCTTTGAACCTTAGATTTAAAACTTTGAACCCTTTACAAGGTGATGAGCCACAGCCACAACAAGTGCAAATGAGCGCACAAGATGAGTTAGACGTTGCGAAATATGGTGAGGACATTGATTTAGATGAGTGGGTGTTAATTGATC